GCCGCCGCCTTCCAGGAGCTGCTGGAGCGCTCGCTGTTCGCCGCGGATGTGCTGGGATATGCGACGGCGGAGAAGCGGGTGGGGGTATGAGTAAACCCATGCGTCATCACCCAAATTGCGGCCTTCCAGGATTTCCTGACCTTCCAACGGAGATTTGTCGAAATTGCCGCTTTTGGATGACGTATCCAGGCAGTCTTGATGGAGATTGCCATCGCTATTCTTCAGTAGCGCTTGCGGATCGTAAAATAAAAAAGCCGAGTATTTTAGATTGCGATCATTCGATGACGGGATTCAGTGAGCGGCAAGCCGGTACCCAACCCGGCCCGCTCACCCTATTTCCCTAGGCCAACATGCCCACCACCCCGCCCACCCTCACCCCCGTCCCCTTCCTCGAAGCCATCGCCTGGGCGCGCGCCCGGAAGGTGATCCTGCCAGAGGTCTACTACGGCGAGCTCCAGGGCCTGGCCAGGTCCATGGCCTTTTCCGTTGCCGGACTGGCCAAGCTCGACCAGCTGCAAGGCGTCCTCGATGGCTTGACCAAGGCCATGGCCAAGGGCGATAGCTTCCGCGACTGGCGGGAGCGCGTGCGCACCGGCAAGGTCCCCCTTGACCTACCGCCCCACCGGCTGGAGAACATCTACCGCACCAATCTTCAGGGCCAGTATGGGCGGGGACGGTGCGAGCAACAGAAGCGCACCCTGGATGCGCGTCCCTGGTTCATGCTAGATGCTGTTAATGACTCAAGGACTAGACCAAGCCATGCCGCCATGGATGGCATGACCGCCCGCTATGACGATCCCATCTGGGAAGTCTGGACGCCTCCCAACGGCTACCAGTGTGTGCTTCCTGGAACGCGTGTCAAAGGAAATATGCGGATAGGATTAAAAGCCAGATACGCGGGAAAAGTCGTCGAGGTTCATACATCGTCTGGTGTTACGTTTTCCGTCACCGCGAATCATCCCGTATTGACCAGTCGTGGGTGGGTCCGCGCTCATCAGATCAAGAAAGGAGATGATCTGTTGTGCTACCTGCCTGGCATGGAAGGGGCCATCAGTCCGCTCGCCAGTCGGCAAGCGACAGGACCGTCTGGGATGATAAACCACCAGGAGGCGCCACCCTGCGCCGAAGAGGTATTCGAGGCGCTCGCGGCGCAGCGACTTGGAACTATTCCCGCTGCGGCGTTCGATCTCTACGGCGACGCGATCGCGCTCAAAAGCAATGTCTACGTTGCTGGTGCCGATGGCGTATTGATGGATACCTGGCCGGCCAAGGCCAGCCAACTCCGTCAAAACATCAAGTTCCAGGGGAGAGATCATTTGGCTGTCGGTGCGAGGGATGAAGCATTGCACCCCATGGGCGCGGCGTTCCTTGGCAAATTCTGTCAGAACCAGTCCCAAGGCTACCAAGCGCTTTTTGACAAAAGGTCGCGATACGCCAAGCGCCTGCGCAATCTCCTTGGTCGATTGTTCCGCGTGAAACCGCTGCACCAACTCATCGTCAAGATGCGTAATAGCTCGCTGATGAGTAGCTTCCCAAGCCGCCTGGCATTGACGCTCCACCAGTCCGCGGTCTTGTTTAATGGTTGCCCATTTCAGCGCCTCGGACTGACTACGCCCACGCAAAGCGACACCTTGGCGCTTCAGCCAATCGCCAATGGCCTGGCGACTGATGTTAAGGTCGTCACTGATCTTTTTGAGACTTTCGCCTCCGGTGTAGCGGTCTACCAAGGCTTCGGGGTCGTCAGGACGCCAGCGCAACACTTCGACAGGGCGGCCTCTACGAACTATGCCGGCATCTTGCAGCGAGCGCGGTTTAACCCCGTGGTCGCGGAGCAGTCGGTTGAAAAGGCAGCTACTGATGTTGCGCTTTTTAAGCAATTGGCGCATGGCAGCGCCGGACAGGTAAAGGTTGACCAAGTGGTCAGCATCAGGGATTTCGCGTTTAGCGGCCATGTGTATGACTTTGAGACAGAAAATGGCTTATTGACGGCAAATGGCATTATAACATCTAATTGCCGCTGCCGGCGCATCAGCCTGTCCGAGGCCCAGGCCTCGCGCTTCCAGGCCGCCGACGCCAAGCGGATGGCGGATAACCCTGACTTGGCGCGGGAGCGGGCCAGCGCGCAGCCTGACCAGGGGTGGGATTATGATCCGTGCGCGGAGCCGACGGAGGGGTTGCGGAGGGCGATTGAGCAACGTCGGGCGCGATGTGGCGATGGCAGGCTGGCCGCGTCGCCCATGAACGGAGATCTATGTGGACCAGCCCTTGAAGCCGTGCTTGCCGCTCTCAATCCACTGTCCATGGAGGATGAGTTACGCGCGCGCCTGGGTAAGGATGATTGGGAGCGCTTTGCCACCGCTTCGCGCGCAGCCGGAGAGGTCTTTGGGCTGACCGCGGCTGAAGGAGTGGCGCTTAGCGCCTATACCGACAGGCCTCTTGGCGATCTAGTCAACGCCACCGCGCGGGCCATGTCCGATATTGCCGACGTTGTTCCAGAAGACTCGGCGCTTGCCCTGTGGCTGATCAGAGCCATGGACGCGGCACTGGTAAAAATGCCCCCCGCCCCTGGGGCCTACTGGCGCGGCATGTCAGTACGCGGACCTTTCAATGCTATGCAGGATGAGCTTGCATACCGCTGGGAAGATGCTCATCGTCCTGGCAAGGATGTGCAATACTTTGGTTACACTTCTCTGACGGCGACGAAAGGCGCTCAGTATCCTGGCGATTGGCAAATTCTCATTTTCACAACCAGCGCCAGGGATCTTTCTGGGTTCAGCGTAGCTAGCGAGAACGAGCGCTTAGTTCCACGCAAATCAGTATTCAGGATTGGGCTTTTTCAAGGTGGATATCACGTTCTTGAAGAGGTTGCCATGAGGAAAATAAAACCCAACAGGCAGTTTTCCGTAACTGAAAACATGGCTAACGAGATGCGGCGCAATGGATTATCAGAAGCCGCAATCGCGGCTGTTCTTGAGGTTCTCCCGCGTGCCATCGAAGACCGCGCCGCTTGGGAAGCCGCTGGCCGTCCTGGTGAAGCCGAGATGCTAGAGCGCGTTCAGCACTCAACCGACCTGGCCTTTCTCGGCATGCCGGGCTACAAGCGCAACTATCTCTTGGAAAAGCGGCATCAGCCGCGTTGANNACCATCCTCCCCATCGCCGCCATCCGTGCCTTGCGCCTCACCTGCCGCCACTGCGGCAGCGCCGTGGTTATCCCCCTCACAGCCCATCAAGGGCCGCTCAAGTGTTTCAATTGCGCCCGCCAGCTCCCAGGGCTAGAAGTCATGAAGCTCGTCGGCGAGCTACGCTGGTTGCAGGACTACACTGCCGCCACTGGAGCCGGTGTCACGGCGGAATTCGACGCCGCCCTGGAGCATGAGGGCGAACGGTAGCTGACCTCAAGGCCATTCGGCCCTCCACCACCCCGCTTAGGCGGGGTTTTTTGCGCCTGGCGCTCACCATTGTGGCGAGATCGCCTTATTGGCGGTTGCAGCCTTGGCTGATGGTTGGTTGCAACCTTGACTAAGGGTTAGTTGCAACCTTTAACCCCCGTTAATACCGCCTCCTCCCGCCGCGCGCGACCCTGGCGGCATGAGCACTCAAGTCCCTCTCGACCCCGCCGCCTTCCGCTTCGAGGCCGCGCCACCGGTCTTCGCCCCGCCGCCGCCGGAAGACGATCGGCAGGACGATTCCGGCCTGTCTGGTCCCTCTCGCCCACGCACCTTCGCCGGCCTGGCCTATTCCGGCGAGGTGATCGGCAACCATTGGGCCTGGGGCGCTCTGGTCATTGACCTGGACAGCCTGATCCTGCCGGACGCCTGTCCATGCCTGATGAATCACGATCGCGACGATCCGGTCGGGGTCTGCACCCTGGCCGTCCAGGGTGGGGGGCTGCTGGCTGCCGGCAAGCTCCTTAACTACGGCAAGGGCCGCGACGTGGCGGATGCCGCCGATCAGGGCTTCCCCTGGCAACTCAGCATCTATGCCGAGCCCGGCCTGACCGAGGAAGTGCAGCCGGGCACCGCCGTTGCCATCAACGGCCGCTCCTTCACCGGACCGCTGACCGTCTTCCGCCAGACCCGCATCCGCGAGCTGTCGCTGACCCCTACCGGCTATGACCATCGCACCTATGCCCAGGTGCTGAGCCAGCCGGGCATCTTGCCACTGGCCACCCCATCCTCCTTCGTCACTCCCGAGGTCACCATGACTGTCGCTGCCGAACCCAATCCTGACCTGACCGCTCAGGTCGCCGCCCTTACCGCCCAGGTCAGCGAGCTTACCGCCCGCGCCGAGAATGCCGAGGCCACCCTGGCTGCGTCCAAAACCGCCGCCCGCGAGCAGGCCCTCTTGAGCCTCTTCGCCGAGCTGGGCCGCCCCTGCCCCGAGGCCAGCAAGCCCCATTACCTGTCGCTGTCCGACGAGGCCTTCGCCGCCCTGGCCGCCGATCTGCGCGCCAGCCGTCCGGCCGCCCCGGCCAATCTCTTCAGCGAGCAGGTCCAGGGTCCCGCCAGCGGCCCCCTCGATGGCAAGGCCGATGCCCGTCTCTCCCTTAACCCCGCTGACATCTACGCCGCCCGGAGGGCCTGCTGATGACCGCTCTCACCCAGTCCGCCCGTTCGGCGGAGTTCCTGCTGTCCGAGGCTCCCGGAAGCCTTAGCCGCGAGGCCGTGGTCGTCGCCAGTGGCGCCGGCAACCTGGTCCCCGGCAGCGTGCTCGGCCGCGTCACCAAGCGCCTGGCCGCCGCGCCCATCCCCACGGTGTCGGGCACCAGCCCCGGCAATGGCACCATGACCAACCTGGCCTTCGGCCCGGATGTTCAGGTCGGCACCTATGCCCTGGCCTGCATCACCGCGGCCAGCAACGGGGGCATCTTCAGCGTTACCGCCCCGGATGGCACCGCCCTGCCCAATGCCACCGTTGGCACCGCCTACAAGACCAGCCACCTGAGCTTCCTGCTCAACGACAGCTCGCAAGACTTCACCACCGCCGCCCGCTTTAACGTGGTGGTCACCGCCGGCGGCACCCCCGCCGTCGAGGGCGGTACCGGCAACGGCGCCATGTCCGCCATCACCCTGGGTAAAAACGCCCAGCTCGGCGGCTATCGCGTCACCCTCAAGGCCGCGGTCAGCCATGGCGGCGACTTTGATGTCATCGCCCCGGACGGCAGCCAGGTCGGCGGGCGCTTCCTGATGGGCACCGGCGACGGCACCGCCGCCAGCTTCGCCAGCGACCACATCAACTTCACCCTCACCGACGCCACCGACTTCATCCTCGGCAACTACTTCAACGTCATCGTCGCCGGCTATGCCGCGCCCCAGGCCAAGCTCTGGGACCCCGCCGCGGTGGATGGCACCCAGGAGGCCTGGGGCCTGCTCGTGGACGCCTGCAACGCCGCCAGCGCCGCTCAGGATGCCGTCGTCATCGTCCGCCAGGCCGAAGTCAGCGCCACCAAGCTGGCCTGGAAGAGCACGGTCACCGCCGCCCAGAAACCCGAAGCCTACCGGCAGCTCGCGGCTGCTGGCGTGATTGTCAGGAGCTAAGCCCATGGCCATGGTCGATCCCTTCACCCCCAACGCCTTCAGCCTCACCAGCCTGACGGCCGCGATCAACAATCTCAAGTACGCCCCCGGGCGGCTGGGCGAGCTCGGTCTCTTCGAGGAGGCCGGTGTCAACACCCTGGATGTCGGCGTCGAGGAGCGCGACGGCGTCCTCTCGCTGGTGGACATCAAGCCGCGTGGCGCCCCCGGCTCACCGGTGCATGGCGAGGCCCGGCGCATCCGCTCCTTCCGCGTCCCGCACATCCCGCAAACCGCCACCCTCATGGCCGACGAGGTCCAGGGGGTGCGCGCCTTCGGCAGCGAGAATATGGCCGAGGTGCTCCAGACCCGCATCAACGAGCGCCTGGCGACCATGCGCCGCAACATCGACTACACCATCGAGTCGCATCGGTTGTCGGCCCTGATGGGCGCCTACTACGACGCCAACGGCGACGCGGCCAGCCTGTTCACCGCCTTCGGCGTCAGCCAGTCCACCCATGGCATGGGCTTCTCTAACTCCTCCAGCTCCAAGGCGCGCGAAAACGCCTTCGTGGTGATCGAGAAGATCGAGGAAGCCCTGGACGGCGTGCCCTTCACCGGCATCCACTGCCTGTGCTCGTCCGGCTTCTGGAAGGCCCTGCTGGAGGACAAGGACGCCAAGGAGACCTATCTCAACACCCAGATGGCCGCCAGCTTGCGCGGCAACCCCGGCCTGGCCTTCGTCTGGCAGGGCATCACCTGGGAGTACTACCGCGGCACCAGCGCGGTCAAGGTCACCGACGACTACGCCTACGCCTTCCCCACCGGCGTGCCCGGCCTGTTCCTGACCCGCTTCGCCCCGGCCAACTACGTCGAGACGGTCAACACCCTGGGCCTGCCCTACTACGCCAAGTCCGAGGCCCTGGAAATGGGCAAGGGCATGAAGCTGGAGGCGCAGTCCAACCCGCTGAACCTCTGCACCCGCCCGGCGGCGGTGGTCAAGGTCAGCAAGTCGTCCTAAGCCATGCCCACGGGGCCGTCGCCAGCCTGCCGCCTGCCGCGGGAGACCTGGCGGCGGCAGTCGCCACCCTTGCCCGGGTCCTGATGATGCCCTACGCCAGCGTCGCCGAACTGCGCGCCCGCTACGCCCGGGAAGCGGACTATGACGAGTTCAGCCATCACTCCGACGCCCACCTCGGCCAGGCCCTTGCCGCCGCCAGCCAGGAGATCGACTCCTGGCGCCCTCCCGGCGCCCTGGGCGCCCTCGATGCCCCCATCCTGGCCGAGAAGGCCCTGACCCTGGCGCGCATGCTCGCCCACCAGGACGGCCCCATCCTCGACCCCGGCCACCCCATCGTCCGCGACGGCCTGGCGGTGCGCGACTGGCTCAAGGCCCTGGCCGCCGGCCGGGTGCGCCTGCCGGGCGGCACCGATCAGAGCGGCCAGACCATCGCCAGCGCCGGCGCCGTCGCCACCGGCGCGCCAGCGCGCGTCTATGACGCCGCCTGGTTGGAGCAATATCAGCTATGAGCGGCGCCGGCTTCAGCGTCGAGCTGCGGGACGAGGGCATCGGCCAAGCGCTGGCAGCCCTCGCCCGGCGCCTGGGCGACCTGCGCCCGGTCATGCAAGAGATCGGCGAGACCCTGGTCGCCAGCACCATGCTGGCCTTCCGGGAGGAGCGCGATCCCTGGGGCCGGTCCTGGGACCGGCTCTCCGAAGTAACCCTCGCCCGCCGCCGCCAGGGGCCAAGGCCTACCGCCAGCGTCAGCATCCTGCGCGACAAAGGCACTCTGGCCAACTCCATCAACGCCCAAGCCACCGTCGACAGCGTCGAGGTCGGCACCGCCCTGGTCTATGCTGCCACCCATCAGTTCGGGGCCAAGCAGGGCCAGTATGGCCGCTACAGCCAGGTCAGCCGCTGGCGCCAGTTCGCCGAGGGCGACTTTCGTAAGTACGCTGGCACCAAAAAGGGCTTCCCTATCCCCTGGGGCGATATTCCCGCCCGGCCCTTCCTGCCCATCCGCCCGGATGGCCGGGTCGATCT